TATATGCTACTTTCTTCGGCATATATATTTCCCGTAATAAATTGGGAGCCATTATTATTCACATTGTTAGTAGATCGTTAGTAGATTGTAAATATTCAGAAGTTTAACATATACTATATAAGACCATCGCAAATATTTTACTACATTTACATCGTATATGAAAATAGCATTGATAGCAGACTTGCATGCTGGAATTAAAAAATCAGATTCTATCTTCCAGCGTTCACAATTAAAGTTTTTTACTGACCAACTGGTTCCTGAGCTCAAGGCTGCAGGTATTACCAAGCTATTCATACTTGGCGACGTCTTCGACACTCGCCAGGCAGTTAACGTTCAGACAGATAACGTGGTCATCGATCTGTTCAAGAATACGCTGAAGGATTTTGACATACATGTTATAGTAGGTAACCACGACATGTACATGACTACTACCACAGAGGTAAACAGCCTGAAGGTTCTTGACCTGATGCCTCACGTTACCGTGTATGAAAAGCCCACGGAAATTACACTGGACGGACATAACATACTTATGCTTCCCTGGATTACTGACTACTCCAAGTTCGAGGAGATAGTACCCGGGCATCACGAGTATTGCTTCTGCCACGCTGATATTATCGGTTTCAACATGGGCGGTCGTCTTTCGGATTCGGGTCTCATGGCTTCTACACTCCTCGACCATATAGATCATGTCTATTCGGGTCATTACCATAACGGCTATACCAGGAAGTACGAGAAGAACAAGTCCATTACATATCTCGGTTCGCCATACCAGCTTACTAGAATAGACCGCGGAGACACCAAGGGTTACCACATACTTGACCTGGACACCAACGAAGACGTGTTACACGAGAATACGCAGTCCATTAAGTTCACCAAGCATACCTTCCCGGACGTAGACCTGTCTGTCATCGCGGGTAATGTTGTTGACCTGGAGATACCTTTTGAACTCTCTGACCAGACGAAGAAGATCTATTCGCTCGTGGATAAGCTTGAGAAATTGAAACCGGCATATCCAGTCAATATCAATATCCTGCCCGCGGACGACACCACAGAGGAAGTTGAACTGTCGGGCGAGACACTTAATAATATCATGTCATTGTTTAAGACATACCTTGAACAACATGATACACCGTTGAACAAAGATGAACTGTATGCAAGCTTTACTGAATTGTATAACAGTTACAAGGAGCAGTCTTAATGAATTTCGTAGTTACTGGAATCGACCGCATTGGAAAGAATACCTTTATTGATAACGTATTGAAAGGCTATAAGCAGATTCATCTGGACAAGCCTCCTAAGGATAAGGATCCTCTTATCTGGTCCAAGTCTCAGTACCTGGATTACTTCATGACGCTGGCTTACCAGAACAACGTGGTATTTAACCGCGGGCATTGGGACGAACTCATCTATGCGCCACGTTACAGGGATTACAGTCCTAACTACGTACGCATCATGGAAGATTCATACAGGGACGAACTGTATAACACGATCTTCATCCTTCTCTATACTACGGATTTCAATATCATGCAGGATGACGGTCAGTCCCATGACTTCAGCCGTAGACAGGAAGAACAAGAGGACTTCATCAAGAAGTTCCAGGAATCGAAATTAAACAAACTTATGATTAAGGTCAATGATGGCGATCACTACGCATCACATGACGTTATCGCGCAGAGATTCATTGACGCACTAATCAAGCATATGGAGAAATAACATGAAACAGTATCTTGACATACTTGATAGAATTCTTAAGGAAGGAAAGATTAAACATAACCGTACAGGTGTGGACACTTTGTCAATCTCGGGTTCAATGATTGAATTCGATATGTCTACAGGAAAGTTCCCTTTGTTAACCACGAAGAAAATGGGACTGAAGAATATATGCGCCGAACTGGAGATGTTCATCAAGGGCATCGCCAATAAGGAATTCCTCAAGGAACGTAACTGCCATATCTGGGACGAGTGGGCCAACCCGGCTAAGGTTCCTTACGGTAATGATGAAGAAACCAAAAAGAAGATGGCCGCTGAAAACGACCTGGGTAAAATCTACGGTTACCAGTGGAACAACTTCAACGATTCAGGCATCAACCAGTTGAAGAATGTGATTCACACGTTACAGACCAATCCTACCGATAGACGTATGTTGGTCTCCGCCTGGAACCCACAGCAGTTAGGTGAAATGGCATTGCCTCCTTGTCACTACTGTTTCCAGTTACTGTCTAATGACGGTTACGTTGATTTGCTCTGGAATCAGCGTAGTTCTGATTTTCCTCTCGGAGTTCCATATGACCTGGCATCTTATGCCATGTTGCTCACGTTGATCTGCAAGCAGGTAAAGATGAAGCCTGGCAAGGTTATCGGTTTCTTCGCGGATTCCCACATCTATGTCAACCAGCTTGATGGTGTGAGGGAACAGTTGACTCGCGAGCCTATGACACCTCCGTCAGTAGAGATCCTTAACACGGACGATCCTAACTGGACTATCTGGGACTGGAAGTATACCGATTTCGAATTGAAAGATTACCAGAGTCATCCGGCTATTAAGTTCCCTGTAGCAGTATAATTTTTTTGCCTCCGGGGGGTTTACGAAAGAAAAATTATTTGCTATATTATAAAGGTCGTGATTGTTTGCCATATTGTTACGACTCCTTTGCTACGATGAGTAGTTGGTTTGGCCCCATGTGATTTCGGTCACATGGGGTTTTTTATATGGCCAAAGGGGTTTACAAAACAAAAAACGTATGCTATATTGAAAAATATGATTAAAAGTTTATGGACAGAAGAGCATAGCAAAACAATATTTAACCTGTTTGTGACACATACAACCAGCTGTGTTCTTCCTGTCCGTAATAAGCTTCACGTAAAAAGACAGAAGCGAAAGCCGGAGAAATAATTATGGAATATCTATTTGAACAGTTCATGAGAGATATTCGAAACACCCGCCATATGACAGATAAAGAAGAGGCGGCATGTTTTTCGATTATCAAGTCAACAAAGGATAAACTCGTCAGACAAGCAGCTGTCAAGAAGATAGCTAACAGTCATTTATTATTCGTTGTCTCATGTGCTAAGAAATATACCGGCAAAAACTACAGTCTTGCAGATCTTGTTAACGAAGGCATGGCCGGCATGTACCATGCAATCAATACATACGATGCCTCGCGTAACATCAGGTTCATTTCATACGCGGTATGGTGGATTCGTCAAAGCATGCTGGCATTCATTATCGGCAAGAGCCGACTCATTCATATCCCGTCCAACCAGCAGTACCGTTACTTCGAACTCCAGCGTAATATGCGTGAGACAGGGTTACCGCTTGAAGACTTGGTAAAGAACAAGGCGGAACTCGATACGATGAAACTTATCCAGAATACGTTCGAACCGATTTCATTGGAAACACCGGTGACGATGCGTGAACACGGGATGAACATGGAAACAGATCATACGCTGAATGATATTGTACCAGACCAGAAGTCCAACGCACAGCAGAAGTATTTGGTTACCAACCGTAACAAGTTACTCAAGCAGTATGTACTGACCAATACAACGACAAAAGAAAATGATATTCTGAATTTATTCTTCGGCACTAACGGTAAGGATTATACATTGGGAGATGTCGGCGATCTTACGGGTTATTCAAGGGAAAGAGTGCGACAGATAAAGAACAAGGCGTTGAGGCGATTGAAGAAGAAGATTCCGCGGGACGAGTTTCCGCTAGAGTAGATTTTAACGGCCCTCGGGAACACCGAGGGTTTTTATTTTATAAATATAATAACATTATGAACGACGAATTAGTATCTTTTATACAGTCTAAACTTGGCGATCGCATGTACAGCGAACTCGAAATAGACCCGGAACATTACAACACGTTACCGGCTTATGAGTACTATAACGAGATTATCCGCAAGTGCGAATGGCATCGCCCGGACATTGTTCAGGAATTCAACGATAAGAAGCAGCGCGACAGTGTTGCTCCGGCTTCTTATATAGAGAAAAGGAAAAAGGATTATGCCGATGACTTAGATACTGCGTTCAAGATTACATACGATGCATTGTTCAATCCAGTACGTTACAGCAGGGTAAAGATCTTTTCCACGCCGAATACCACGGCATGCAGGCTCGTATTCCTGAATCAGATTAAGGATCGTGGCGCAGATGATTTCCTTGAATATATAAAAGAAAACCCCAAGGACTATTGCGGTAACAGCAGGATTAACTGTGTGCAGATGCAGAATTTTATCAAGCGCATGGCAAGACTGTATATAACGAAATATATGGAAATACATAAAATGCACTTTTAAGAGGTTGACAAAGATGGGACTATTTGCTATATTATTAACTGAAGCTACGAAAGAGAAAGACACACCGATTGAACCGATTGCTTTCGCGAAGAGTTTCATGGATCTCTACGACAAGACTAATGATAAAACGTATGTCTACGTAGATACCCAGAAATTCCGTAACAAGTTCGGAACTTTTATTGGCCCTCTGTTTATCTCTGGTACTTCAGGCTTGCGAATGAACTTCAAGGATGGAAAGCCTTTCTCATTCAGCAAGTGGGAAAAATTCGGCTTCGATAAGACACCAGATAAAGAACTGGTTATTACGAACCGAGTAAAACGTGAACGTAAAACTATCAGCGGGATATTACCGATGCTCAACAAGATGGATAATTCTGTAGATGAAGAAGTCAACGGCCACATCTCAAGTGACCGTCGCACGGTTATTATCCTTCCGGATGGTACGGCAGAATATGATTTGCTCGAAGCTGTCCGTAAGCTCGTATATTCCTTCGACATGGACAGCGAAGACGTAATCTCTTATATTGCTGATCAGTGTGTCAAGCCGAATCTTGCGTTCATCAAAAAAGCCTGCGCTTCCATGGTTAAGAAACAGAAAGCTGACAAGCTTCCTGCTGTCGCTACCAAGGAAACTCGCGCTGAACTCCAGGATTCCTATCCGGAAGAATGTGAAGAAACCGAAGAATCTGGTACTATCGATACTGTCGAAATCCCTGGTTCCAAGGAAGAAGTTGCTCCGGATCCTTCTGCAGTTAAGAATGACGACGAGCTAGCACAGACTCTTATTGCCGATCCGTTCCCGGTGTTCGAAAAGCTTAATTCTTATGTGGTCATGGTTGCCCGTGGTATTACTCCGGCTTTATTGATTACCGGTCAGGGCGGTGTCGGTAAGTCTTATAACGTTAACCGAATTCTTTCTGCCTATGGTACTAAGGGTAAGGATTACGTTATCATGAAGGGTAAGACAAGCAACTCTGCTATGTTCAAGTTCCTCTACGACAATTACGACAAGATTGTTGTGTTCGATGACTGTGACTCTGTATTCGATACGGCAGACGGTATTAATATTCTTAAAGGCGCACTTGATTCCGGTAAGGTTCGTGAAATCAGCTGGAACACCAAGGGTGCTGACATGGTTGATACGTTCGGTTGTGAAACTCATGAAGAAATCGAAGAACGCCTTGCCGCTTGGTCTGCACAGCATAAGGGAAAGGTTGGAACTCCGAATTACTTCCAGTTCAAGGGTGCATGCATTTTCATCTCTAACCTGGATAAGCAGGAAATTGCAGCCCGTGACCCGGGTGGTGCAGTGATTGGCCGTTGCGCAAGCGTGGACATCAACTTGCTCGCTAAGGACGTGATCCTTCGAATTCAGACAATGCTCCCGCATGTTGAAGTATTTGATACCCGTGGCCGTGACATTACCAATCCTGAACTCAAGCAGGAAGTCTTCAACTACATCAGCTCCGATACCTTCCTCAAGGATCCTCGCGTTGCTGGTCAGCGAATTTCCTTCCGACTTTTCCAGAATGTTTATAAATTCCGTTATGCAAATCTTCCGAACTGGAAGGAACTTGCCTTCGGTGCATTCTAAAATTTACCAAAGTTCAGATTTTTCTATATATAAAGAGCATCACCGCGATGCTCTTTTTCTATATTTAATTCTACAATGACAGATAGAGAATTTGAACAGATAATTATTAAAGCAATTTATGCAAATCCAAGCATAGCATCTAAAGTCATTCCGGTTTTAAACGATACATGGTTTTTCGATCCTGACCATAAGTATATTGCCCGCGCTATCATGAAGTATCGCGGTGATTACGGTGAACGCCCCAATGCAATAGAGATGAAAATGCTCTTAACAGATCCGCGAAGCGTCGCGGAATTCGAAACCTGTATGGCGATCCCTGACGAACAGGTAACTACCGATTTCACCATTAACGTTATTGAAGAATTCGTGAGACGCCGCCTTGTTAAGATTGTCACTGATGGTGCTCAAGAATACGCAAGGACAGGTTTAAAGAATACAAGCTTTGCTGATGACATGGCCACAGCAGAGTCTTTTTCATTCGATACCAATTTAGGTATTGACTTCCTTGAGAATCCGAATTTCCTTTATGAAGGCATTGTTGCCAACGAAAAGATTTATCCAATGGGTGTCAAGACCATGGATGATATGATCGGTGGCGGTCTACATGAAGACTCAATGACTATCTTTCTCGCACCTACCAACGTTGGTAAGACTCTTTCATTCTGTTCAGTAGCAGCAAGCCTGTTGCTAATGAACAAGCGAGTCCTTTATATTACGATGGAAGATTCCGAACTTAAAATCTATCAGCGTATCGCCCAGAACTTAATGGATCTTACGCAGACAGAACTTAAGACAATGACAAAGGAAGCGTTCATGAAGCGATTCAATATGATGAAGCAGCGCTGCATGAACGGTAAGTTGATGATTCGTCATTACCCTGAATTCTCCACCAACCCTATGATGATTAACGCATACATCAAGGAACTCAAGGAGAAGAACAAGTTCGTACCTGAAGTCGTTATCGTGGACTATATCGGTTGTATGGTTCCTAACGGCAAACCTGGTAAGGACATGAATGACAATACGCGTCTCATGCTTGTTGCTATGCAGATGCGTGCTATTGCGACTACGTACCACTTCCCGTTACTTACTGGTGCACAGGTAAACCGTGGCGGTTACGGTTCCGCAGAGATCGGGCTTGATGACGTTGCAAGTTCGTTCGACCAGGTTACCAAGGCTGACGCCATTTTCGCTATTACGCAACCGCCTGAATTAAAGGCTGGCGGTATGTACAAGGTTGCATTGGTTAAGACTCGTTATGGTATTAACGGTCCTACTGTAACAACGATTGGTGTTGATATTGAAAAACAAAGACTTCAGGATCTCAGCTACAGTGAACAGACAACGGCACATGACATCATGGAACCTGCCGCGGAAATACCTGATACATCTGCAACTAATGAAGTTGACTTTAACGATTTTACTTAATGGAGTTTTTATGGATGAAGATATAGAATACAAAGCATGTGATGGTTCGCTTGAGTGTAACGACGGTACAGAAGTATTCGAAACGAAGGAACAGCTATATAAATTCTTTAAGACTCAGGGAATTGATTTCGACGATATAGACGAAGAAACCCGTTTGCCGAAATTCCTTAATAAAGTTCTCAAGAACGAATCAGCCGAATATAATAAGTTCAACAACATATTATATAAGCTCCACAAGGAAAACAAAATCAAGATTATTGATAGTGTTGGATTCCTCGTAGATGACTGGCTCGAACCAACTCCGGCCATCAAGTGTCTTGACGAAATGAATTACTATTCTCTCATGAATGGTCTTAAAGAAAAATATAAACTTAATAAAAGAAACGACTTAAGCGAGTTCTTTAGCTAATGTACGATAAATTTCAAATTTATTCGCTTTATAAGCGTCTTAAGAAAATTTGGGGCATGAAGAGATTTAATACTTCCACAGTGCGTGATCTTCTCGAGACCAACACGGAAGATCTCCTCATCTCTGAATTCATAGCAGACAATAACCATGTCCAGTACATGTCCAACTATGCTATTAACCTGGCCAACGAATTCCGTTGCGGTGTCATGACCATTCAGACATGGGCAATGGAAGTTCTCATAAAAGCCTTAATAGAAGGGAAATTTCCAGAATTAAAGGACTGTAACAGGGCATCATGCCTGCAAAAATTTGCTATATTTACGAACAGAAATGAAATTATAGAGCAGACTAACTTTATTAACAATCTAGTTAAAGAAAAGAATTCTGGTCTTAATGAATTTTCAGATAAACATTTTACACTATTTGGATTAGATAACGAATACAAGAATAACGCCTACTATCTGTGTCAAGAACATAAGATTAGCCCGGTGTTCTTCATCAAAGGTCTTGAGGCCAAGAAGTTCGAAGTCGATATTCAAAAGGTCAAGGACATTGAGTATAAGAGATTTATAACGGTGTCTAAATTGATTTTAAAATTTAAGAATGAGGTAAACAATGCCAATTAGAAAGAATCTTGATAGTCTCATCGCGTCATATCAGAAGAGCGATAATTTCGGTACAGGTGAAAAGCAGAGCTTCACCGAAATCGAGGGACTTTTCAAGCCAACGTACAACAAGGAAGGTAAGTTCAAGATTACCCTCCGCTTCCTCCCGCCTGTAGAAGCCGAAGATACAGCATTCGTCGAAGAATCTCGCGATCACTGGCTCAAGCAGACCAACGGTAAGTCTTATTCCGTTCCGTGTCGCAAGCAGTTCAAGGATGCAGAAGGTAAGTCTCTTCGTTGCCCGGTTTGTGAATACAACCAGAAGATGTATGAAAAGTACAAGAACGAAGACAAGGGCTATTCCAAGCACAAGCTCGCTACCGCTCGTCCTCAGTACATCTGTAACATTTTGATTATCGAAAACGAAAACGCTCCTGAAACTCAGGGCCAGGTATTCCGCTTCAAGTACGGTAAGCAGATTAAGGATCTTATCGATAAGTGCGTCAATACTACCGATGCAGTCGATGATGAAACTGGCGAACCGATTCCGCCGATTAATCCGTATTCCTACTATGGACCGAATGATCCTGAAGTAATTTCCAAGCAGGCTCGTCCGGGTGCTAACTTCGTTTGGCAGGCTGAACCGGGTTCCAATGGTCCGGATTATTCCAATTCCAACTTCACCAAGCCGATCCGTATCTGCCGTATTGAACCTGCAGTTATGGCCAATGGTACTCCGTACAACAAGAAGATTGGTTTGACCGCTGAAGAAATTGCAGTTATCGAATCCAAGCTTTATACTTTGGCTAACCTTCCGCGTAAGGTTGAAAAGCTTTGGACCTTCCAGCAGGTTATTGAACGTGTCAATAGCAAGTGCGGTATCGACCTCGCTTCTGAACTCGACAATATCGAAGTCAGCTCCGCTCCGGCTGCAAAGCCTGCAAGTAAGGTTCAGACTGAAGATGACGAAATGTTTACCGGTACTGTTCTTGAAACCAAGAAGACTGAACCGGCCATTACAGTCGAATCTGATGACAGTATGATGTTTAGTGCAAAGCCGGCGGCTGCTCCGTCTACTCCTGCACCGGCAACTTCCGCTCCGCTCGGATCTAACGGTCCGTTCGAAGAAGCTGAAGACCAGGATGATTTCTTTACTCGTCTTGTGAACGGACAGTAAAGTTCTGATTACCTCTTAAGTTAGTTCGCTGTTTATATGTGGGAGGGATAACATCGAAAGGTGTTATCCCTTTTTCAGATTATATTTTTATAACGGTATACAACCTTAATAAAATTTACTATATTTAATAAGTATGAATTATAATAATCCCGAATTAAAAATTTTAAACTTAACACATTCTGACCTCGACGGTGTATCGTCTAACATTGTCCTTCGTAACTTCTATAAGGACATTGAAACCGAATATATTACATACCAGTCAGAAGAACGTGTTATTACAAACGTGATCGCCAAGTACAAGGATAAGGTTGATTTGGTTATCATCACCGATTTCTATCCGTCTCTAACCATGTCGCAGATTCGCGAAGCTTTCCCGAACGTTCTTGTACTGGACCACCACGAGACCGCACAGAAATACCACGACAACAAGACAGTTATCATTAATACTTCTGCTTGCGGCGCGATGCTCACCTACAGATTCGTCAAGACCTTTAAAGATATTTCCTACCTTGACGACCTCATTAACATCACGAACGACTGGGATATGTTCATCCTGTCAGACAAGAGATCGCGATTCTTCAATAACATTTACTGGGAAATGGGTCCTAAGTGGTTTACCCGCAGATTCCTTAATGGAAATACGAAGCTCTACCCGGAAGAACAAAAATACTTAATTGATGCTCAGGCCGAATTCAAAAAGCTTTATGCTAACCTTGAAATCTCCGACCTCTCTAACAACGGCGCGTTCTTCGAGACAGACCGATTCATGAACGAATGTGTCGAGGAACTCAAGAAGGAAGGCTATAAGTGGTTCGCAATCAAGAACAAGAACGCCCTCTCTATCCGTTGCAATGAAATCGACCTTACAAAGGTGTTCAAGATTATGAATGTCGGCGGCGGTCACGCACATGCTGGTGGAATTCCGCTCAAGTATAACGACGACATAATGATCGTACTTAATAGATTACAGTTGGCTGTAGATGCGGTATATTCAAACGATTAAAAATCAGTTCGACAACAAGTGCAAGCCTATCGAATGGAACAAGGCTGTCGCCGAGAATACAATCAAGGCGATCATGAACCCTATGGTAGTCGAAGACAAGTCTAAGATACCACAGTGGAAGTTCTGTTCGATGAAAGGAGAGAAACGTTGCACAGAGAATATGGGTTCTACCGATATTCTCATGTTGGACTATGACTCTACAGAGTATACAATCGAACAATTCCAAAACAGATTCAGGGACTACAGGTACATTCTGCACACCAGTTATTCTTATGACGGTGTGAATCAGAAGTTCCGTGTCCTTCTGTTCTTGGACAAGGAATACGAGATTAATAGATTTTTCTTCAAGGGATCACAGAAACAGTGGAGCCCGTATTTCTACTTAATTGATTTCTTCGACCATGTTGACCCGGCATCTTTCGTCAGAGCACAGTTCTTCAAGTGCCCGGCGGTCAAGTCTAAAGGCTCGCCGTATTATTATAAGATTAACAACGGAAAGAAGTTTAATCCTTTCGAGGAAATCGAATTCTTTGAACAGGCTTACAACGAATGCGAATGGCGTCAACAGAATTACTTAAGAGATCTTGAAGCATCGTACATGAAGTCTCGTAAGCGTAATAAGACAGGCGATCTTACCAAGGCTAAAGAATACGTAGAGAAAACAATTGAATCAGCTCCCGAAGGAACAAGGCATAACCAAATATTCGCGCTCGCCTGCTGGTGGAAACATATCGGCGGCACCTATTCCGATTTCAAACAGATTATGCCGACATGGGCGGACTCGTCTTACAATCATCAGCTGGATCGCCTCGAAAGAGAATGGATGAATTTAAAATAGGTAATATATGGAACTCTTTAAAGAATTATGGACTGCATTTAATGATATTCATTTCGAAGAAGTAGGCCACAAGTATACTGACTCATACGGTACCAAGTTCACTTCGGTTACGACCTTTATCAAGAACTTCGAACCGGATAAGGATTGGGACATGATCGCCGAACGTGCAAGTAAGAAGGCCGGCGGAAAATACTTCGGTAAGGACGTAAAGGACATCCGTGCCGAATGGGATGCTGCTGGCAGTTACGCATGTACTCTAGGTACTGCTGTTCATAGCGTAGCCGAATACGAATGGCAGAACAAGGAATTCTATCCTGACCAGCATCTCCTTGAACAGTATGAAGGCATGCCTGAAGACTTCGCCTGGCGAAAGAAGAAAGCAAAGGCTCTGATCAGTACACTCAAGGAACGTTATATTCCGTTGAAAAACGAATTCATCGTGTATGACCGCGATTGGGGTCTGGTTGGTACTATCGACTTCCTATGCTATAATACCGTGAAGAACTGTTATTCTATTCTTGACTGGAAGACATCCAAGAAGTTCGAACATAGTAATAGATTCCAGAAGATGAAAGCTCCGTTCGAAACCGAAGATGACTGTAACTGTGTACATTATAGTATGCAGCTGTCAATGTATAAGGCGATCCTGGAAAAACATTGTCCGTCTATCAAGATTGGCGAGATGATGCTCGTACAGATTCCGAATAAGGAAACTTCTAAATCGGAAATCTATCTCTGTCAGGATTACTCCAAGAAATTCCTGGAATATTTTGACAACAGGAAAAAAGCTTAATAGAATTTTTACTATATTTTATGCAAACGTTAAGGAAAAGTTTACATGAATTATAATAAAAACCTTATTAACTTGATTTCCCAGCTTTCAAATATTCAGCAACAGCTGGTTATGGAAAAGGATGGTGAAGTATTCAAGATGCGTGCCAACGATGACAAGCTCAATGTCTGCTTCACCCTCACGGCTCCGCTCTCGTATTTCGATTTCCCGGGTGAAAAGATTGGTTTCTTCAACTTCTCTACTTTCAAGAAGTATTTTGATATTTTCGATAAACCGTCCAAGGATCCTGCTGTCTCAAATACGCCAAAGCTCAGTATCGACGTTAATGAATCCGGCGAGCCCTATATCTTGAACATCGCTTCCAGTATCGATGCCCGCCATTTCGTCAACAAGCTCGGTATGCCTGAAGTTCTCTCCAAGCCGCAGTTCAACCAGATTAACATGCCGGCAGCCGATGCAGAACTCTATTTCTCCGAATCAGACGTAAACGATCTCAGCTCGATGGTTTCCCTCATCAAGGCAGATACCATCCAGTTCCATTTCGAAGGTAAGACCTGCACGGCCAACCTGACAAGTATGTTCAGCGGCGATACCTACAGTGCACAGTATGACCTTAAGAACGATGTTGAAATCCCGTTTGATTTCATGGTTCCTATTCGTGGTATTAACACTCTTCCGTCTGCAGCTTACAACATCACAGTGGCCAAGCGTGGTCTCATGAAGTTCGAGCAGCTCCGCGAAGACGATATTAAACTTAACATCTACTGGTCGAGGAAAAAGTAATGTCTATTGATTATCAGTCTCTTGTACCTCCTGATAAGCGAGCCCCGGAAGAAGATCTTCATAACGTTAATGCGATGAAGGTTATCCGCAGAGCCGCAGAAGCAATGGGCATTCTATTAAATGACCCCAAGCCTAACTGCAAAAAGTGTCATGGCAGGGGTTACCTCGGTAGGCACGCTGATTCCGGTGAACCGGTTCCGTGCCCGTGCCTGTTCCCTAAGCCCGATAGAGAGGTTGGTGACGTACAATTACGCCCAAGGAACAGAGCCGAACGCAGAGCAAAGAAGCACTAAATAATTTCTTACCTCCTTTGATACAGTGCATCTTTCTAGGGAAAATCTGAATGATTTTCCCTCTTTCTTTTTTATCTTAATAGATTTTTTCTATCTTTATCCTGTAAAACTATCTAAAGGTACAAATACAATGAGTGATTCTACTACTAATCAATACATCTGGGAACATCGTTTCAGACCTAAAACATTAAAAGACGTTATCCTTCCACAAGATTATCGGAATTTCTTCAATAAGATCGTCGCGGACAACGCAGGCGTCAATATCCTTCTCGAATCCCGTAAAGGCGGTACTGGTAAAACTACCGTAGCACAGGCGCTCGCCAATGACCTCGGCGCACAGTTCATGAAACTCAATGCTTCGAATTCAAACGGCATTAATACAATCCGTAATACAGTCGAAGAGTTCGCCAAGACCATGAGTTTCAACGATACTCCTAAACTCGTTCTCCTGGACGAGGCTGACGGTCTTACTCCCGAAGCACAAAAAGCCTTAAGAGAAATTCTCGACGACCTCTCCGATAACTGCCGTTTCATTCTTACCTGTAACTACGCCAATAAGATCATCCCGGCCATCCGTGACGACGAAGGCGGTCGAACCATGACTTTAAAGTTCGATATGCAAAAACCGGAATATAGGGCAGAACTCATTCCGCAAGTTCAAAAGAGAATCTTCGGAATTCTTAAGTATCTTCAAATCCCGTTCGAGGAAGAAGCCGTAAAGAGCTTAATAGAAAAAAAGTTCCCGTCAATCAGAACTATCCTGGCCAGACTCCAGTGCTATTCCATGATGAAGGGCCGTATCGACATGGGCTTAATGGATTACGTGAACATCGGTGACGTGCTCGCCAAGATGATTCTCGAAAAGAAATTAACAGATTCCATGAACTATATCAACGAACATTGCCTCAGCTATACCGACGTATTCGGTTTCATCAAGACAGATGTCATCCCGAAGATGAAGAAACGCGGCGATGCCTATCTCCAGTTATCCGAATACGATGCCAGAGCCTCGATTTCAAATGACCCGGAAATCCATATCCTGGCCTGTCTGATCCAGATGTTCCAGTGCGTATAAATAGGTTACTATGTTCGATTCACAGAAAATATCGTTTCAAGACTTCGCCATAGGCTATAAGCACGGCATCTACGTACTGACACAGGATGCCTGCGAAATATGCCATAAGTATAAACAGTCCATTGAACATATCAATAACGGAAATCTCTATTTCGTCGAGGTAAATACGCAACGGGATAGAGATCTCGTCTACAAGATGACCCAGCGCGCGGCTTTCCCTATGACCTGCTGCTACTGGGATAACGAGCTGGAATACGTAAGATTAGGCCAGTTATTCGAACTGCAACTGAAAGAAATCTACGCTTCACTGGAAAAATTCGGCCCAAAACCGCTATCCGAACTGGAAAAACGTAACAGAATGCAGGCTTTGAAATCCAAATGCGAGCCCGCATACTATATTTTCCCGCCAGAAATCGACGAGCAAACCCGCGAAAAATTAACCTATAAGGCCATAAATTTCTCGGAATTGCCTATAGATGTCGAACGGATCTGCCCGAATCTGGACGAAGATAAGAGATTCAAACTCTTCGAAGGCAGCTTCAGGCTCGCCAAACTCGTTATTTTCAAGGACGAAAATACCAATATTTACAGCGACTTCGCGCAAAGACTCATGACAGGCTACATGTCCAAGGTCAAAGACGCGAGCTTCGTTATCAGAAATATAAAGGAAACCCTAGATGCTTCAGATAATCCCGGTAAATAAAAGAACCGAAAACCAAGTCGATACCGACACAATCAAGTATATCGAAAACATTCCTCACGATTCTATGGCCAAGAAGTATAACCGCGCCATAGAACAGTTCGTTCTCAATTCCAAAGAAAAATACGTTTGTTTCCGACACGACGATACGGAACTGAGATCGCCTCTGGACGTTATCGAATTCAAAGTAGATAAGGTCTGCCAGGAATATAACGCGGCGGTCATGGGAGTCATCGGCACGATCGCCTTGGACCAGGGCTGTGCATGGTGGCACGGAGTCCCGTCCGCCGGAGGCAGAGCCAACTACGGCGCAGGTTCCATCATCCAGGGCGGAATCCGACCGAAACTCGACGAAAATAAGAAACCGGTCCTCGACGATAAGGGAAATCCAGTCATGGAACACTATGAATACCCGATGAACGACTATCCGGGTAACCATAAGTTCATGGCCACCGTCGACGGATGCTGCATGTTCTTCCCCAAGTGGTTCTTCGAAAAAGGTTTCAGATTCGACGAATTACTTCCGGATTTTCACTTCTACGATGCCGACATCTGTCTCCAGGCGCTCGCCGCGGGCTATAGGGTCGCTACCGTGGCGGTTTCGGTCAAACATGAATCCCAAGGTGAACTCCCGAAGAACTGGGAACAGCTAAGACTCAATTTCTTCAACAAGTGGACTTCGGCGGTTAACGGTAACTGGCCGATTTCGAGACTCTCAAAGTTCGATATGTCCAGAATCAAGACCATGCCGACCAAGAAGGTAGATAATGGAAACCAAACAGAAAAAGCGTAATCCTCTCTGGGAAATCCTGACCGCACTCTGTACCAAACAGTACCCGGAATGGAAAGACCTCCCGGAAGATCTCCAGAATGGCTACAGCCAGTTCATGATTAACAGGTTCATCTGTTCCTACGACTATCTGATTCCCGTCGCGGACCAGCTCGCCACACAGAAACTGACCGACGATATGCATTACAATATCCTCATCGGCTATGTAAAGCACACGAAGCATTACTTCAAATACGACTACTTCAAAGGAACCCAGGAATACGATCCGGTCGAAATCGAGTCGGTAAAGAAGGAATACGACCTCACGGACCGCGAAGCCAAATTCTATCTTCAAATCCTGAACAAGGAACAGAAACAACATATAGTCAAGAAATGGGAAGATTATTTCCGGCTCGCCGCACAACCCAAAGATTAATCTTAATTGATTTTTGAAGAGAAAATCCAGAAGTTAATTCTGGGTTTTTCTTTTTTATAATGGGGACCAGGATCGCGAAAATTTTTTCACGAAAAAAAAATTTTTGCGTAAAAAATTTTTTACAATTAAGATCTAAGTATTCCGGCGGGCCAGATTTCTAGTAAGTAAATATGCTTAATAGATTTGGCGGGCCAGATTTCTAGTAAGTAAATATGCTTAATAGATTTGGCGGGCCAAGTTTCTACTTAATAGATTTTGGCGGGCCAGATTTCTAGTAAGTAAATATGCTTAATAGATTTGGCGGGCCAAGTTTCTACTTAATAGATTTTGGCGGGCCAAGTTTCTACTTAATAGA